GTAGCCCGTTGAGGTTACCTATGTTCGTGAATGGGGGCGGTCTATCGGCATTCCGTTTTCGTCGAATACAACCTTGAGTCTGTTCTTGTATTGACCTATGCCGTGACCTTCATAACTATCGTGGCATTCCTTGCATACATACGATAAGTTTTCCTCGTTCAATGTTATCAATGGGTTGTTTATGTTCTTCTCTGTTATGTATACCTTATGATGTACTATATATCCTTGCGCCTTGTGGCATTCTTCGCAGAGTCCTCCGTCGATGAGCAATCGCTTCTGTATGTAAGCGTTTCTGCATCTGTGCCAAGCATCCGAGTTATAAAACTTTCTTGCATAAGGTTTCATTGATTACTCTGTCCCATACATCGTCAATGTTTATCTTCCTTACTTGGCAATAGTAAAGCAGTTCCTTGTAGTCCTTTTCAATGCTCTTTGCGTAATCCCTTTTAAGATATTCGCTCTGTGTTTTCTCTCTTGCCTTTATCTTTCTGTATATCTCTTTAGCAAAATCTATGGCACTATTCATTTATGAGGACCGCCTTCTGTCCTGTGTATTCTTCCCAACGCTCAATAATGACATCGCAATAAGATTCATCCAATTCAACGCATCTGCATTTCCTCTTTAACTGTTCGCAAGCAATTAAAGTTGTTCCGCTTCCGCCGAATGGTTCTATTACAATATCGTCCTCGTCTGTAAGTGCAATGATATACTCCGCAGGAAGATATACGGGAAATGTCGCAGGGTGCTTTTGCCTAATTGCACCTTGCTCACAATACTGTTCCGTAACACTATCTATCGTCTCTTTATCAAAACCCTTGAGAACGGATTCCATTTTTTTTGATTGCTTATAGGAAACTCCGCAAGTTGAGGTTTTCATACTTCCGTCTGCTTGGCGAACATTTCGCTCTCTGCCAACCTGATATATACTTGACTTCCTCTTTTCCCAAGTAAGATTCAAGTCTTTCGGTTCTTCCCCGAATACAAATATCCATTCGTGTCTTATCGGTATAAAAGCATTTTGCTGTCCTATGCTGCCACACATAAACTTATCCCATACATTCCACGCAAGGACCTTGAGTCCACTTTGATGTGCAACATCTATATACTCATCCCAATACGGATATATTTCCCTGTCTTTTCTCTGCAATCCAAGATTCACACATAAGAAATTTGCATAATCCCTTGTCGCCGGGATAAACTGTGCAATCTTCAACACAGATAAGTCTTTATCTCCGTTGTATTCTCTCATATCGGAATAAGGCGGCGAAGTGAATAACATTTCCGCTTTTTCGTCGCCCATAAGTTTTTCAAATGTTTTCTTGTCTGTACTATCTCCGCATATCAGCAAGTGCTTGCCGAGTTTCCATATATTCCCTAATTTTGTACGAGGCCCTTGAGCATCCTCTTCAGCAACCTCATTAGCTTCTTCTATTTCAACCGCTTTGTATTCTCCTTCATCCGTAATGCCTTTAATAAAACTCGGTATCTCGCTAAAGTCATATCCGCTTATATCAACCTTCTGTAATTCTGTTTTTATCTTTTCGCCGTCATATCCGCCTTCGCTCAACAGATTATCCAAAAGCCTATAAGCATCCGCTTGCTCGTCTGTAAGGTCATTGCGTTCAATACATTCGGCATACTCCCAACCGAGTTCCTTCGCTGCCTGAATGCGTCCGTGTCCGACTATCAGCACATTATTCTTAATAACGCAAGGACATACCCAACCGAATTCTGTCAAACTCTTCTTGAGGTTCTCAATCTGCTTCGGCGTGTGTTCCTTTGCGTTGTTAGCATACGGAATTAAATCCGCAATCTTTCGCCGTACAATCTTATTCATTTTTTCGCCCCTTTTTGCCAATCATTACGATTAGCTGAAATATCCCAACGAGCAATATTAAGAAACTGAAATTGCCGTTGTGCATTTCGTTAATAATGTTTTGTATCATACTATTTGCAACAGAAAAAGCACCCCGTGAAGAGTGCTTTTCCCGAAAGAAAGTGATTAACAAAGGAGAATTATGAAATCATCTCAAACTCCGATTTTACTATATCAAAATAATTTTTTCTTGTCTATGTGAATAATTATATAAATTCGTGTTGATTTATGTATTCTGTCACTTTTTTCTTGATAACAATCCAACTCGTCGGCGCATAAAACCACTTGACCGCTATGTTTGCCCAACTCTCGCCCTGACAATACCTTAGCCGAGTCCATTCCCTCACCTGCTCGTCCTCAATGCTTTGTATAAACTTGTCCATCGATAAGAGTTCTTCGGTCACATCGTATAACTCGGCGGTCTTATCTTCAATCTCTCTGTTGATATTCTCGAAGAACATTAAACGATTGATTGCCTCGTTTTCCGTCGGCGCTGATGTTCCGCTTCCGTGAATTGAGCCGATTCCCGAATTCAAGATTGACGGCGAGTAAGAACTCCGCAACATTTCGAGCCGTGATATTTCCGCCATTAGTCTGTATTTTCTGTTTGCTAAATTGATATAGTTGTCTAATCTCATATCTTCTTTGCCACTCCTGCCTTTATGAGCGCTTTTGCTCTGCCTTCGGTTACTTTCATCTTTGTGCCTATGCTGATTCTTTCGCCCGTCAGCACATCATCGTATAGCCGTATGCATTCCACATTTACAAAGCCGTCGCTTTTTGGTTGAATGTATGTTGACTTGTCATCCGTGAGAAGTTCATCCCATATGTCGCTCGGTGCTTCATATTTAACCCTCGGGAGTCCTTTGGCTATTTTTTTAATCGGCAAGTTCTTAATGTCAAAGTCAACCGTTATTGAGTTCTTACTGTTTAACCCTAACTCTTTGAACACCGGGCAAGGCGTTACTATGCAAGGCACTCCCTGAGTCAACGCCTCTACAACCGAATAGCAATATGCCTCATCGTCGCTTAACTGTACAAACCAATCCGCAAGGAACATAAAGTTCACAACATCAAGCCGAGGTTTGCAGAAAACTATGTTGTCATTGCTTATTGCTTTTGTATCGTTCGTAAAAACAAACCATATGAATTCTACGCCTTCCGCTTCGAGCATTTTTGCGAATCGTTCAATTCTGCCCTTGCCTTTGCCATCGTTCAGCCTTGTTGCTGACATCAGTATTATCGGTCTGTTTCTGTCATTGACAATCGGGTTATAGCATACTATGCTTTCCTTGTCCGTCTGCATCTTGAAGCGTTCGGCGGCCGTGTTCGATACCGCAATGAACTTTACTCTGTCATCGTTCTTCGGCGTGAGTCCTCGCTTGTAATAGTCTGCGTGAATAATTTGATAATACTCGTCAGCTTCAATGTTTTCCTTGTATGCCTGATTATAGTTAAAGAATACCCTCTTGCATTTGATTTTCTGTCCCGTGTATCTTATAACTCTTGCATACTTTTTCAGCCTCTCTACTTGCTGAATGTCGCCCTGTGTGTAGTAAATAGTTATATCTCTGTCCTTGTATTTATTCACAAGGTAGCAAAGGAAGGATTCGCCTCCGCCGATTGAGTTAAGGTTGACTACTGTGAACACATTTCCTTGCTTTTCAACCTTCACCCGAATCCGTTCGAGCTTCTCAGGCGTGTCCGCATCGTCTGTGTAATCGTCAATCACTTTGTAGGTTTCTGCTTTCACTCGGTGCGTGTTGACATCGATTCCGTTGAGGTATCTGTACAACTCCCACACTATCGGCACTCTGTTCGTCTTACCCTCGTCCTGCATCTTCTTAACCGCTTTGATTCCGTTGTAAAACGATTCGATGTCATTGACTACATACGCATAAGGCTCTCCCCATACTTTATTCTGTATCGTTGCGCCCTTGCTGCCGAACAGAACATTGTCCTCGCCTTTATAATTGACTATCTGCTTTATCGCATCGTCGCTGAAATATACATCGCCGAACATGAAGGTCACCTTTGTCCCTTTGCGGAACTTCGGATAAAATGCATCTACCCAATATCCGTTCAGCTTTCCGTTTTCGTATCGGTAAGTATTTTCGTGTTCTAACCGCTCAACCCCGAGTCCGTCAAAGGCTTCGTTATTTGATGTGATAACGATATCCTTGCATCCGTTCTCCTGCAACAGACGAATAGTCCGTTCAACAATTCGTTCCCCGTTTACAATTTGTAATTGCTTGGGCGTTTCCCATTGTTCGTAATATCCGCCGCACATAATAACTATCTTTATGATAATCACCCCTCCCAATATTTCCAATGATAGCCATTTGCCGTATATCTTGCGTTACTACAAGCTCTGCAAACATTACCCGCATTGAAACCTTTTTCTTTAAGGTCTTTTTGCCCGTTATAGATTATGTTCGTTTCAACACAAATAATCGGTCTTATTCTTCGCTTGTAACACTCTTTTTGCTTTGGCGTTAAGCCATATTTTTTAAATAGTTCTTTTCTCGTTTTGCTTGATTTCATCCTCGTTTCTTCGCTTACGATTTTTCCTTTTTCAGACTCACTTATTTTCTTTTTTTGCTCTTCTGTCATTGTTGGGGCGAAACCACCTTCCGTAAGATTGAAACCATAACCTTTTTTGTTTGATTTATATTTGATTATTAATTCAACCTCTTTTTGTTCGGCATCCACTTTGCTTAAATTTTCATATAATATTATATGTTCAAAGTTATCCCACCCATATTTCATAATGGCATTATAAAAATAAGAGGAATGAGCATACCCTAAACCATTTTGCCACCTTTTCTTTGGGTTTTGACAAGTGATACCGATATATACTCGGTTGTCTTTTTTCAATCTGTGCATATAAACTATATATTTTGCCATTCTACCTCCTTATACATTTCAATCCAATCCTCAAGCCTCATTGTTACCAACCATTCGCAATTATTCTTCCTATGCATAACTGTCGGCACTTCGCCTTGCCTTGCATCTCGTTTGCTCTGTGCCATTGCATCTTCAAGGTTGAGCCGTTCAACTCGTTTGCACTCAATGTGAATACCGGGCAATCCTATGACATCAGGGTCACCGCTTGCACCCGAATACTGTTGCCCTCGTCTTGCTTCGTATCCGTATTCCCGAAGCCTCTTTGCTAACTCTTGTTCGCCTCTTCGTCCTTTGCTTTTTGAATTTATCGCCATTTCGTTACCTCACCTCAATAAAATTAATATGCAAATAAATACGCAACCGATAAGAAACCCATAAAGCAAGCCATCTGCCATCGCAAGTTTTTCTTTATCCGTCATCTTCCGTCACCTCATCCATCTCTGCTCCGCAATGCTGACAATAATCCATTCCGTTTTCTTCAGGCGTTCCGTCGTTAATACACCATACCTCACCACAATTAGAGCATTTGTAAGCGTTGTAGTCTTCATCTTCAATAATCCAATGTCCGTGCTTCTGTTCTACTGTCGGCATATCCGCAATCGCACTAAATAAATCCCTAAATGCTTGTTCGCCGTTCTTTTTGCCGTTGATAAAACTGTTTAATAAACTTTCGCCCTTTTTGTATAATTCGTTTTTGCTTATTAAATCAGCCATCACTCACCCTCCTGTTCCAAAATCTTACTGCACCACCTTGCGTTTTATAACCGTTAATAACGATGCCACAATGTGTATATCGTACTCCGTACATAAATATTTGCCCTTTATAGCGTTCTGCCTTACCTCCGCAAAATGGACAAGGTTTAAGTTCTGTCATTATTCTTTACCTCACTATTATTTCTAAATATTTCTCTAATTTGTTTTTCTGTATATCCCATTGATTTTAATTTTTCAATGAAATAAACAGTATAATTTATATTATCAATGTTAGATGTAAATATATTTGGATACCACGAATAAGGGTCTTTACCCGACATATCAATCATTTAATCTCCTCACTTTCCAAAATTCTGTGGATTTAATGCCCTGTGATAACCCTCGTCAATCTGTAATAAGTCAACTATCATATTTGCAATTTTTCCGCTATTGACGATTATTTTAAGTTCATCGTTTTCATAAACGCCGTAATCACAGACAACGGATTTGACCTCGTATTTACTCATCTGTTACCTCACTTTCAACATCGTCGTTTTCATACATTTCTTTAAATTCTTCTGCGTAACACAAATCGCCTGAACACTCGCAAAAAGCAGGACAATCTATGCACTTTTCTTTAATCAGCATCCTCTACCTCACTTTCAAGCCAAGTCTTGACATTTAGGTCGCAATCTTCTCCTTCTTTGCACTCGTGATGTCTTACGCAATATTCGTAACATAAAACCATTGTGCAAGATATATCATTTAAAAATTCCGCCAACTCTTCCGCAGTCATATTTCGTATTCTGTCTATTTGTTTCATACATTCACTCCTTATTCAAATTTAATAAATCCTTCGCCGTAAATCTCGTTCAACCTATTTAACACATATCGCATACCCAATCCATCTTTATTCGGCTTCCACAATCCGTCAACAAATTCACCGCCGTTCATACAATAATCATATTTTTTTCGGTCAAGTTCTTTGAGCAACTGAAACCGTGACGGCTCCTTATCGAGATGCGCTCCAAAACCACAAAAAACACATCCCGTTCTTGCACATCCCGTTGTTGAGTATTTCGTTTCCCATTTGCCCTCAAAGTTTAATTGCTCATCATCGTGGACAACATCGCCATATACGGAACAGATTGGAATATTGTTTTCGTCTATGTAACGAAGCACATCTTGTTCCGTCCAAAATATCATTGGATTGCTATGTGGGTTTTTCGCTTCAAAGCCGTTGCATCCGTTTTTAAGCCACATTTGTTCTCTTAACAAACTTTCTTCTGCCATCATTGCAATTATCGGCTTTTTCCCTGTTTTCTTGGCATACTCTTTTGAAGGTTTTTTCTTCATAATCGTGCAACACTCGGCAGAACACTCAAATTTTTCAGTAAGCAATGGCTGATACTTTTCACAATTATAAAACGAAGCCTCGCCGTTTCTTCTTTTGTATGTTCCCATCAGCTTTTGCACATCAATCGTATTTCTACCTTCAGCAAGAGCCTTTTTCCCGTATTGGATATGCCGTGATACTTCTTTACTGATAAGCGGATAGCCGTATTTTTTCACTACCTCGTCAAATCGCATCTTCGGTCTTAATATCGTCACATTATCAAATGTCTTAACAAAATTCCTTATCTGCGAATACTCCAAGCCTGTATCAACGAACACCGCCTCAACCGAAGGATAAAGCTCTCGCACCAAGTGAAGCAATACTGTTGAGTCCTTGCCACCCGAAAAACTGACATACACTTGTCCATCAAAATGCTCATACCAACCTTCAATTCGTTGCTGAGTCATTATGATTTTTTCCTCAAGCGGAAGCGATTGCATATAGCGGAGTTCTCTTATGTCTCTCATATTTCACTCCTATATCACATCAAACTTCAATAAATCGTTTAAGTCGGTTTCGAGCATTTCGCTCAAGATAAGCAATTCCTTCAGCGTGAATTCTCTCTCACCGTTTAACTTTTTCGATAGGTTATAAACGCTTGTCCGCATAACCTTTGCCACTTGTCGAATCCCTATGCCATTCGTTTCCATTTTGGATTTGATGGCTAATAAGGTTTCTTCCTTGTTGAAAACTTTCATATCTCTCCCTATGGGGATGTCTGTCTGCATAATCTCAAGAGGCGATATAAGTTTACAGTGCCATCGGTAGAAAATCGTATAAATATATCTATAATCACATTAAGTTATGCGAGACAGCGCATCCATTCATATATCAAAATTATCGTTTAATGCTGCCTTTTCTTTTAAGTCAGCAATGTCAAAATTCGGGTTGCTTTTTAACCTGCCTATCTTCTTCTCGGAGCGGTCTTTTCTGCTCCAACTCAATATCGTTGAATAGTGCGATTTGTATTTCTTATTCGCCGCCGCTATTCCTATCTTGTCGATATAGATTGATAAGTCCTCAATGTATTCAAGCAATCCCTTTTCTTTCAGTTTGGCGTATTCGTCTTTTGTTAGTAAAACATTCTTGAACTCGCCGTATATATCTTTATTATCAATTTTATTATCTATATCTATATTATTTGGATTAACTTTGTTAAGCACCCCCTCATTAACTTTGTTAAGCACCCCCATTAACTTAGTTAATCGGTAGTTAACAAAGTTTACCCCGTTAATGCTTCCGTCAATCCGTTCAATCAATCCCTTTTCGACTAACCTCTTTAGTGCCTTATATACGCCCGTTTTCGTTGAGTTCGTCCACTCTGCTAAATACTGTTGACCGCCGTTGAACTGATGCTCTCCGTCCTGCGTGAAGCCGTATATGATAGCGTATATAAGAAGCTCGTTGCCTTTCAGGTGCAAGTCTTTGACCATAAACGATTGAATTACGATATAGTTTCCGTCTTTAATTTTGCTCAAGATACCACCTCTTGTACCTTACCGCTTCGCCGTATCTGTTCTCGCCCGATTCCCATACAGATGTCAACGGCTCACCGAGGCGTCGCATTTCGCTTATCCTCTTTGTGAAACTCATAATGCCGAGGAAATCACTTGCTTCCTTCCCGGTTATGCTTCCGTTCTCTTCAATAAACTGTTTGATTCTTGCCCTCTGTTTCGCTTCTCTCATAGTATTATCCTCCCGTTAAAATGGTAAATCGTCATCGCTGCCGATTTCTTCGATTGTTACGCTTGTTTCGCTCGGCGTTTCTTTCTTTCCGCAGAACGATATGTTATTAGCAATAACCTCAACGGATTTCCTTTTCTGTCCGTCTTTCTCATAGTTGCGAGTCTGTATTGAGCCTTCGAGAGCCATCAGGTCGCCCTTATGAAACCACTTTGAAACGAACTCGGCTCTCTGCTTGAATGCCACTATGTCAATAAAGTCCGCTTCTCGTTCCTTACCCTGAGGCTGATAGTTTCTGTCGCAGGCGAGTGTGAATCGGCATACCGAAACGCCGTTGCTTGATGATTTGAGTTCAGGCTCGTTGCAAAGCCTTCCTTGAATTGCACATATATTAATCATTAGATAATTCCTCCCGTCTGCATTCCGTACCATTTATCATAGATATACGGGTCACTTAAAATTGCTTGAATTTCGTTGTTGTACCACTTTTCGCATTCTGCCTTGAGGTCGAAGCTCATCGTCTTGAACTCTCGGCAGATTGCTCTTTCCTTGTGTAGCGTTATAAGTCGCTGAATCTTATCGTGTAAGCCTTGATTTTCCATAATTACTCCTTTATCCAACTTTTCCCGAATTCCTTGCGGAACTCGTCTTCTGTCATATCGTTTTGATACATTATTTCGATTTGAGCCATTTCCTTGTATTTCTGCATCTCGCACGAGTGAATTGCTTCGTGGCATTGTCTGCATACTTTAATCATCGCACCGTATTTCTCGCTCCGCTTTTTGTCGCTTGCGTTGAAAATATGATGCCAATCGGTAGGACCGTACCTTCCGCACCTGAAGCAGAAATCTTGCTCGAAGGCGTTCTGCAAAATTGAGTTATACCTCAACTCCCCACCTTGCTTTTATCTGTTCCGCTTCGTTCGGCGTGATAGTGTGAATCCCGAGTTCCTCCGCATCCGCTATGATTCCGTCAAGCAGAATTGACATCTCTCTTGTATCGTATTCGCTTGAGCCTTTGTATACTCGGTATGCCGTGAACTCTTTGCCTTTAACCTGTCCCTTGTTGATTTCTTCGTAGTATTTGAAATAATCGGCAGCAGGAACGCTCGACAATACTGTGACTATATCGCTCTGTCCGTAATCTTTTAAGGCTTTGTAGTAAACATCCTCTTTCGCCACTACCGAGCCTTTCAAGGTCAGCACATTCGCTATCTCGGTGCAGAGCTTCCAACAGTAAGCGTTAGCGTTAAGGCTTCGCTTCTCTCGGTGCTTTCCTATGTTCACATCTAACTCGCCCGATAACTCGCTCAAGGCGGTCAAATTGTGCTTATCGGTTTCAAGGGTTATAATTCCCTTACCGCTTACAAAGTCCGCTTGTAAGCCTTTTATCTCAGCCGTGAAGGTCATCTTCCCACCCCGTATTCAAAGGCATCCTTGCCTGAGGTTTCGTTGAATATGATTAATTGCTCAATTTTGCCGTTAATCGTATTTATATACTTAACCCTAAATTTATCCTTCGGCGTTTTCTTACCGCTTGCGTTTTCGCTCCACTTTTTAATCTTATCTTGCGGAATCCATATCAAAGGAGCGGTGTATAGTTCCTTGCCGATTCCCCATTTGAAGCAAGCTCGCTTGAAAGCGTCCGAAGCCTCACCCTTTTCTTTTTCGGTATAAGACTCTGTTCCGCAATCGTCTTTCCATATCCACCGTTCGGCTTCGACTATGGGCGAAACATTGATACCAACGGAACAGTAAAGATTACCCTTGCATTCGTAGAATCTGTTCTGCCAATTCTCGCACCCTACTGTTGCGTCAAGTATTGACGAGTCCGTCCGGGCGTTCTTGTATAAGAGAAGCGTGATTCCTTTTCCGTCATACACTTGTGCCACTCGGCACTCGATTTCGTTTTCTTTTAAGTTCCTGAATTCCATATATCCTCCTTATAAATTCGATAACCATCTTCTGCGGTTTCGTAATACTTGCAATGTGATTTCCTGATATTCGCTTCGGCTATGAGTCTGTTCGAGTCGCTGAATTTCTTCGTTCACTATTGCGATTTCGTTAGTGATTTGGTCTTGTGCCATCCTACTGTGTTTAGTTCTCATTTCTGCCTCCCCAATACCACTCGAGGTATGAGCAGATGTCTTCCCGAACATAGTCGAATAGGATGAACTCGATTTCTTCTGCGGTGATTAAGAGTTGCACTCTGTTCTTTATGCATTCGTCAACATAATCGTCAATCGCATAGTGTTTGAACTCTTCCATCAGTTTTTCATCTTCGAGATACTGAACGCACTCGTTATAGTCGAGAAGCCGTTCCGCCTCGCTTACGGGAAGGTGATACTCTCCGCCTGAATAGAACTCATCGTCATCGTCATACTCGCTCAGCTTTCCGCCGAACACATCTTCTGCGGTTTCCTTGTAGTATTCGTCCTTGAGGAAGAATATCTCGTCAAGCGTCTTTCTTGTCACTATCAACATCAATCACCACCATCGTTATTTCGTCCAAGTTCGTTTCTGCTATGAATGAAATCATTTTTTGATAATGTAACGCCCATTCGCCGAGTTCGTTGAATTCGTTCCTCGGGACAAACTTGACCTTGTCTATTCTGTTTTCCCTCTTCCTGAGGTAGAGCTCGAACGCTACTGACATAATCAATGCCGTTACAATGCAAGCGAAGAATACTATCCCGAAGCGTTGCGTTTCTAATCTTGAGAACATTTCAACCATTTGTCACATCTCCTTTGCTAATTGCGAAGCTGATATAAATCCGTTGTTGAATGAATACCGCTTCTTGAGTGTTCTGTTGTCCTTGATACCCGTAAATCCCCGGACATCCTTCAGCGAAAGCAACTGTCTGCCGTTGGTGTATGTTAGAATGCATTCAAGTTGCTCTCTGTATCCGTTTTTCTCTCTCATAATTACTCCTCGTAGCCGTTTTGTCTACATCATATGCAAAAAAAATACTTATCCTTCTGCCTTGATACTCCGAGCATATGGCTCAATGCCTGAATCTCGCTTGCCTTGAATTCGGTTTCGTTGTTCAGTTTCATATTAAAAGCATTTAACGATATACCGAGTTTCTCGGCAGCGTCCTCTCTGCGAATGCCTTTTTCGGTCATTTTCGCAAGAATAAGGTTTTTGTTGGTCAAATTTTCTCACCTCCTAATCCACTATACCTTGTAGCCGTTCCGTCTACACTTATCAATATAGCACCTTGTCGACAATTTGTCAACAATTATTTTTGCATTTTCACAAAAAAATTTGACAATCTGTCAACGATTATTTATAATACAGTAAAGGAGTGATTATATGGAAACAATGTATGAGCGAATTAGACGATTAAGAACGGAACGAGGAATGTCGCAAGAAGAGTTAGCAACTAAATGCGGATTTACCTCCCGTTCGAGCATATCCAAAATCGAAAAAGGTCAGCGTGACATTAGGCAAGGGCAAATATTAGCAATCGCTAAAGTGCTGAATGTATCACCGCAATATCTTATGGACGGAATCGAGCCGAATGCTGAAATACCTTCGCAAGTTCAAGTGCCTCTCTTCGCATCCGTTTCCGCAGGATTCGGCAGCACTCGGGAGGAGGCAATAGGAACATTCCCCGTGACTAACGGCGGAAAGGATGTCATTGCCGTTCTTGTTTCGGGCGATTCAATGTCCCCGACTATTGCGGACGGCGATACCATCATAGTAAAAAGGCAGACCTCTGTTGACTATGGCGATATTGCCGTTGTCCGTGTTGATGAGGAACATTTCGTCAAGAAGGTCGAGTATACACCTGAATACATCCGCCTCGTTTCTTTAAATGAAAAGTATAAGCCTATGGTCTTAACGGGCAAGGATATTCTTCGTTGCTCCGTTGAAGGCAAGGTTATCGGCTCATATAAGAGGTGGTAAAGTGTATCAGTATAAGAGAAAGGATGTTCCCGTTCGTCAGCTTGACGGTACCTATAAGCGTAAGCCGATATACGCCAAGACAGACAAGGAGTTAAAGGCAAAAATAAATAAGGTGCAGGAGGAAGCCGAAAAAGACTACCAACTGCACCTCTGCCCTCTGCTTTCTTCTGTCGCAGACGAATGGAACGAAAAACACTATAAAGAAATAGCATATAACACTTGGAACGGCTATCAGCGTCCTTTGAAGGACCTGAAGGAAGAATTTGAAGGCTTACACATAACGGAAATAACCTACCAAATGCTCCAAGCCTTACTCGACAGAATGAAGGCACAGGGTTATGCTCGGCAGACAATTAATCTCCGCAAGGTCACCGCTTCGCTTATGTTCGATTATGCGGTCTTGATGGGTTATGTTGACTCAAGCCCTGCCTTAATGTTAAAAGTGCCGAGAAACGCCCCACACAAGCCGAGAAGCCTACCTGAAGCGGAAGAGATAGACAAGATGTTAAAGGCACAAGGTCAGTTCGCTGATTTGGCAAGATTTCTGTATTATACGGGTTGCAGATTAGGTGAGGCTCTTGCTCTCACAACCGGGGATATTGAGGACGGATATATTCGCATTAATAAGACGCTTTATTGGGTTACTATCGTTCCTCATATCAAGGATTCACCCAAGACCGCCTCAAGTGTGCGTGATATACCCGTTCTCAAGCCCATAGAAACCTTTTTGCAGAACAGGAAGGGAATTATATTCCCAAGTCCAAAAGGCGGTTATATGACAAAGAGTGACTACCAAAAAGGGTGGAATAAGTTCCTAACGGATAACGATATTCACCTTACCGCTCATCAGCTTCGCCACGGATTCGCAACTTTGTGCTTTGACGCAAACCTCGATGAGAAAGATGCTGCCGAGCTCCTCGGTCATTCGTCCATAACTTTGACGAGGGATATATATACTCACATCACATCCGCCCGAAAGAAGATTAACGCCGAAAAACTTAACGAATTTTTAACGCAAAAATAACGAATTAACGAATTTTTAACGCACTATTTTTGCAAGTTTATGCAAGTTTATGCAGGTTTGTGCAAACAAAGAAAACCTTGAGAATCCGCAGAAACTCAAGGTTTTTCTTTATTTATGCCATTTTTGGAGGCTATATATGAACAGAGCCGGGAACGATTTAAAATCCTTATACTTTGGCTATATACCTACATTTTCGGTATTTTTAACGCATATATTAACTAATTCCGTTAAATTTAGTATAACAGTTTTCTTTATTAATTGCAATAAAAAAAGGCATCCGCCGAAGCAGATGCCTGCCAAAGGGTAAAGGAGGCGAAACCCCTTTATGCCTTATTTAATATATGCTTTGTCTTTGTCGTAATTATAAACAAGCGCAAAAGCAGTCTTCTTGTAACAGGCGAATTTAATCCATACATTCTTTGAGATAGTGCTGACCTCAAGCACCTTAACCTTTGTGCCGTTCTTCAACCTTGCCTTCTCTGTCGAATTAAGCTCTGTTACATCGCAGATTTTGTACGCTTCCTTTTTCGTATTTTTGTAAACATACGGCTCGGTTGTGAAAGTATAAGTCTTACCACTCTCAACCTTTGGCTTGTTTGCCTTTATGTTATCTTGATTAATCGGGCGAAGGAACTTGTAGTCGTCGGAGTAAGTGTGAGCATTTTTAGTGATTTTATGCTTTCCGCCAGCGTTCTGCTCGAATGTATAGAATAAATCGTCATCCGCCCGTGTGACTATGCCGATATGCCCATTTTCCCCCGACAATCTGATAAAGACATCGCCCCGTTTTGCCTTTGCGCCGTCTTTAAGCGGAATAAACAGGCTTTTGATATATGCGGAGTTTCTTTTTGTCCAATAGTCTTTGGCATCTCCTGCGTTCTGCGGTTTTGCACCTAATACATCACGAATGTAATACTTAATCAAGTCAACGCATTGAACACCATAAGCACCATCATAGTCATAGCCTTTTCCTGTTTTGTAGGTTTCAATGAATTTACTGAAGGTCATTATCAGCACCGCCTTTGAGTTTCGGGATATTCATTACCGCAGATATTCCTGCGGCGATTAATCCAACGATTAACGAGCCAACCGCTTCCTTAGAGGTGAAATCAACTCCGTCTTTAAGAGAAACGATTAACGCACCGATAACCGCCTGAACGAAGGTTTTTAAAATGCGGAAGATAAAGTCTTTATTAATGTTCATACCGCTTTCCTTTCTGTGATTCTGTCACTAATCTTTTCCAAGCCTTCCTCAAGGTCTTGCGTTCTGTGTTGTTCAACTTTCATTTCTTCTTTCAGCACCGCCGTTTCTTGCTCGAGCTTGTATGTCCGTTCAACCATTTGATTGTGCTTTTCGACTCTGTCGCTCAAGTGCTTAACATCGTTGCGAAGAATATCGATTTTACTGTTCGTTTCGTTTTTGCTTTTTTCGTTAGTGCGAATGAATGTTATAATCGTACAAAGTCCAACCGCTATCGAAACGATTATGCTCAAGTCAATCTGCATCGGGTATCACCTCTTCCCATTTCTGCTTAATTATGTTGCCTTGCATTTCATAGTAAGGTGAATACACTTTCTCGCCTTCGGGATATTCCTCTCGCTCAAGTCTGTAATATCCGTTATCGTTATAGATTGTTTCGTCTGTTGTAAAGATGTCCTTGCCGTCAATCCTTAATGGTTTTGGAGCAGGACTTATTGTAAGTCTGTCAATTAATTCGTAATAATTAGCCATATAAGAAAACTCCCGTTCCTAAATTATAATAAGTGTTATGGGATACCGCATCATACATACAAGGAGTGTTTTGCGTATCAAGAGCAGGTATGAAATCAGCAATCAAATCGCCGTTTCGCCAATATTTGAAGGCATAGATTTTTGCCTTTGCGTATAAGCGTATTGCACTATCCCTCGCTCTTCCAAATAGTGCGTGTTTTTGATTTGCTGAATATGATGTAGTGGACACCGAGCCTTGATGTATATCATCAATATATATATTAAGGTTTCCGCTTTCAACTTTGGTTGTAACCTCATAAGTCGTGCCAACTGTTGCAACAATTGAAGTGTTAAGAGTCACACCCACTCCCCAAGCGAATTGTACTCTGTTTTGTTGGCTCGGATGTCTTCCATTTAAGTCAAAGTAATGATTACTATAATCGAAGCCGTAATAATTCTGTTCATCTCTTCCACTTGTTGTGGTAGCAACCTTAATATATAACTCGTCCGTTGCGGTTATATCGGTTATATCGGTTATCATATATTGCGTTCCCGTGCTTTCAAGGTAGGCTAAAGCCGTGTATCCTCTCGGCAAAGCGCCGCCTTTACTATTCGCTATCAGCATTCTTCTTCTATCAAGCACCGCTTGTCACCTCGCCTGCTACTATAACGCCGTTTTTGATTGATACCTCATAAGTCTTGCCGTTCTCGAATGTCGGTACAGAGCCGATGTATTGACTTGTAGGGAATGTTACTGTTATCGTTCCGCTTTCGGCGAAACTTAATGTTAAGAAGCACTCAAAAATGCCTTGCGGATAAGTGAATGTTACTGATGTAAGATTGCTTCCCGTATAGTCTGTGTTGTCAGCAAGAGCAACTGTCGAGCCGTCTGTTATCGTTGCGTATTTTTTTGACATATTATCGGGCGTGAAATAATCCGTATCGTTGGGCGAATAGACATAAGTCACTCCGTCAACTGTTACGCTTCCATTCGCAACCATTGTGTCATAGTAAGACTGTTGTGAGAAAAATACTCGTTTTTTAACATCGTTTGATGTAGCCATTAATTATTCACCTCGCCGTAAGTAAAATCGCCAACGCCGTCATTAAGATAGACTGTGCCACTTATGGTATCAAGCATAGCACCTTTGTTATCAACGGCAACAGGCTCAAAGTTTTTGACTAAAGTTCCGCTTTCAAAAATCTTGAACGAATAAATTTTATTATGGCAATTAGTATCAAGGTCATTAATCTTGAATAGCCATATGTGTTTATCGGTATTAATTGTTCCACCCGTGAATGTGTGTGTTTCTACATTGCCTGTCACAAAATCGGTTATTATTACCTGTGTGGAGTCAAATTCAATCTTATATTTTCTGTTGAATTTGAAATTGCCACTCGTTCCCCAATATGAATTTTCTGCACCCCATCCAAAGTAAGGTCTACCGCTACTTTCTATACGAGCAAATATTTTATCTGTGTTTAATCCGTATGTTCCAAATATTCCTCTAAACTGTGCCGTATTTGACAACATTTCAAAAACACATTCGAATTTGCTATTTGCATTCGGTATGTAGCCCGTATCAATATACTGATTTTGAGTGTTACTTGAAGCAATCCAATCAACAGGTTGCCAATTAACAAAACTTGCCGAAAGTTCTATATTGCCACTTGGAATATATGGGAACGAAATAACATTATCGTTTCCGTCTTTCCAAGCGTTAAAAACCCAACCGCTTTTTTCGGGATTAGGTGGAGCAGATACGCTTCCGCCGTTCAAGCAACTTGCGATATAGTAGTCAGCACCATCAACCTTGAAGAGAACATTGTGGTCGAGAATACTCGTCTTTGTAGGGGCAACCGCTTGCCCATTAACATACATCATACGATTATCGTCTCCATTCCGCTTGATATAACGCCGTTGTTTATTGTTATGTTCTGCCCTGCAATGTATTCAGCACCGCCGATTACTTCTTGAACTACTGTTATCTCTTCGCTTGAGTCAACATATTCGTGAGCAATAGCGAGAAGATACTTACTACCACCCTCTTGAAGAACTGTTATGAAAGCCGCAAAACTATCATTGCTAACCGATAAAGTAAACTCCATACCGCCAAGATTTGCAACAACAATATTTCCGTCTTCAATAGCATCTAAAATCTGTGCAAGTGTTTTGTCACAAGTGTAAGAGCCGTTGTTCTCGGTATATGTTGCAACAAAGCGAGAGCCTAAATCGGCAAGTGACTTGTTGCCGCTTAATGTTACGCCGTTTATTGAAGGCTTGTTTGATAATTCTGTGTAGTCTGTTGTGCCTTGAGGAATATCCTGAGGAACGGCGTTACCGCTTGAGTTGACTATGAGAGCCTTGCCAACATTGGCAGCACCCTGATTGATGTTGAGCTTAGCGTCAATCTGCCCTTGAAGAGAAAGGTCAGCGTTCTGTCTTGCCGAAGCCTCTGCCGAGAGTTCTGTTGATGTCGCATAGTTACCCTTGTCCTGCTTGTCAGCAAGGAGAGCATCCGTTTCGGCTTTAGTGTATGCGTCTACTGTTCCGCCCGTTGCCGATATAACATCATTTACGATTGTAATGTTTTGCCCTGCGGTTAATTCGTTCTGCTTTTTTGCGAGTTCTGTGTTTAACTCTGTTTCTGTTACATAGTCGCCCTTGTCCTGCTTTCCGTCAATCATATTGATTAACTGAGAGAAGATGTCTTCAAGGTCCGGGGTTTCCGCCGTTATCGTTTCAAGTCCTTTATGAACATTGAAAGACGCAAGAACAGTATTCCATTCCTGCTTGATTTCTGCGCCTTCGGTTATTTGGGCGCAAATAACAAAAAATGTCTTGCCCTGATTCTTTGTTGCGTTAGCGCCGAGCGTCCAAGAGAATGTTACCTCTTCGCCGTTCTGCGTTAAGTCTGTGACAAGATAGCGGTCTTTCGTTGCGCCGTTTTGATAGTTAATGTAGACCTTGTCGCATTCGGTCAGCTTGAGCAGGTCGGTCACCTGATTTAGACATTTGAATTCAATCTTGACAACCTCGCAATCGTTCATAACCGATATATCGTCAATAAGTCCTACTGTTCTGTTGTATATATTAACCATTTGAAGAATCCCCCTCAAAATTTGCATTTATCATATATCCGTTATCGTCCTGCACCTCTGTAACGCTCCAAAGCCTCACCCATTGAGTGACCGCACCTTCTAAGCGCACTTGGTCGCCTACATTGTAGTCAACGCCGTATTCATAAGATGTAAGGTCAACGGTACCCGAAACCGATTCCGTTGTTGATGCGTCGCTATAATGAGATACGCAATCTCTAATAAGCGCTCCTGCATATGCGGCGTCGGGAATTGATTGCGAGCCTCCGCCCGAATTGTAGGTCTTGCTCACATTGGATTCGTAAAATCCCATTCTTATAGCCTCGGGGTCAGGTTGCTCACCATACCGCCAATTCGACGATGTGAAGAATCTGTCCGTTCCTTCCCCTTCGCCGCCGATGAAAAACCAATTCTTGAATAGTTTTGCGTCGGATGAATACTCGAGCGATATTAAGTTCTTATACTGTCTTGAGAATACAATATCCCGAATTTGTCCTTTAGTGACTTCATAGGTCATCGTCAAGGTATCTCGGTCAAATACGCACTTATGTCCCAACGGATTTATGTATGCGTTGAGCAATATTCCGTTTACTGTTTCGAGCAGATTTTCATACTGTAAATATCTTTCGCCCGTTGTATCTGTGAATCCGTGGTCTGTCCCGAGCGAAAACCAAGAAGGGTTGCGCCACGGGAAGCGCTCGTCCATAAGCCATCTATACACAAGCGCTCTGCAAACATCCTCGGCGTTGCTGCCGTCGGCAATATAATATGTCTGCCCTCTGTATGAGTCCGCAATTCCGCCTAAGTAGTGATAACATACTCGCCTCTCGAGCAATACGCACCCAAATCGTCCTGAGATTGTTATCATATTGCCATCGGTCGCTGAATAACTCACCTTCGAGTTCTCAATGAAGCCGAGCTCCGTTCTGTCGGGGCGAGTGACATACTTGTTGTGTAAGTTGAGAATGTCAGCGTGTACCCATTCCCATCGCTCTTCTGTGTATGGGAATGTTATTTCAAAGTTTCCCGTGCCGATATACTCAACTTGCCATATTATTGAGATAGCGTCCTTAACTATCCCGAAGAGCGTTCTGTCTGCTCCTCTTAATTCGATATAATCAATCATCTTATGTACCTCGGGTGATAGAATAGGTCAACGCTACTTGATGAGCTCTGCGCCATTACCGACGCAAGGTCTTGCGAAAGCCTGAACGCAACTTTGCCGTTTAACTGAATTTGCGGTGTCACACCATTCGGGAGGTTTTCTGTTTTGAGATATTGTAAAATTGATGTTTCTGTCGCACCCGTTTGCAGAGTCGCTCTTATTCCGTCATTGCCTGCGTATATTTCGATGGTTGCGGAAGTTCCTGCGGAAATAACAAGGTTGCGGATTCCTATTAGGCTCGGCGTTGATGTTCCGTTATGGTTTAAGAATTCGCAATCTACTGTTATCGCATTAGCTTGTGAACTGATATAAATTACATAGCGAGCGTCTGCAGAAACATCCCCCTCGAACATCGTGTTTGAATTGTATGTATACGGAACGAGCGTTCCTGTTCCTGCGCTTGTATTAGCCTTCAGGTCATAACTGCGCTCTCTAACCGTATGCCAATACGATTCCGTAAGCAATACGATTTGGAGCGTCGGCTCGTCGGTATACACCAAATGCTCGATTTTTTCAATCGTTGCTTCAATCGCGATATATACAAGCACAGGAATACTGCCCTGCTCCGTAGGGTATCTTGTTTGCGTTTTATGCAATTCGATTTTTCCCGATGCTAACGCCGGGGCGAGAAACTCAAACAATTCATTGTCTGCTATCTCGGGAGATTTTGTGCCGTCATACCCGAATGTGATTGTTATCTCTCTCGGGTTTGCCGTTCTGTTGTTTACCGATACGCCATCGATATACGGGTTTTTAGATGTCGCTATGTTATACGAAACCGCCGCCGATTCTGTAACCTCTTGCAAATAAAGACCTTGCTCGCTCTTTAACTGCGAGAAATTTTTGTCCCTGCGCATGAACGGAAGAGCCGTAAGAGGAATGTGGAAACTATATTCTTCTCTCATATCGCACCCCTTACTGTGTTGTTAATTGTTCTTGTTAAGTCTTGCCTTGATTTCCATAACTCATACTGAGAATGAGGCGAAGAATAAGTGTTATACTGATTAACTGTTACATTCTTGTTGTTTGTGATTCCTCCGTCAACTGTGGCCGCCATACCCGTTACGGCGTTTTGCAGTTTTGGAAGCGAATCATTTATGCCCTTGACGAACAAGTCAACCATATCGGGCGCAAAAGTGTGGAAGTTCGACAACGGTCCCGTCTTCGGCTCACTAAAGCCGATTAAGTCCTTAATCTTCTTACCTATAACTTTCATTGCGTCCGTTATCTTATAAAGTGAGTTTTTGATTCCGTTTACAAAATTCGTTACCAAGTCAGCACCCCAAGTGAGCGCCTTGTCCTTGATTTCGGTTATCTTTTCTTTGATTTTTTCCGCTAAGTTATGCGCTGCCGTTCCAACTCTCGAAAGTCCTGCGCCGAGTCCGTTTACAATAGCCGTAATTATATTCGGCAAGAGTTTTGTAAGCGAAACTATGATTTGCGGAATCGCCTTAAGTATTGCGCCGAGAAGTTTCAGCGTCGCACTTAATACTTTGATAACCATATTCGGGTTGGATAAGAATTTGACTATCGTTTCAACGATTAACGGAAGCGCTGCCGTGATGCTCGTTATAATCTGCGGAATTGCATCAACTATTGCCGTCAGGAACATTATTGCGCCTTCTAATAGTTTGGGAATTGCTTTAACTAACTCGTTGACTATTTGAGGCACTATGTCGATTATAGCCGTCACAATCTGCGGAAGCATTGTCGATATGTTGCTCAGCAAGGATGTTGCAATGCTTGTAATAACCCCTATGAGTTGAGGCAGCATATTAAGTAATGCCGTCAGCAACGGAGGAATTATAGCCACTACCGCATCGATTACCGAAGGCAACAGAGAAATAAGCGCTTGCGTTATCGCCATAATGATGTCAGGCAATACCGCAATAACCGACGATATTATCGGCTCGAGAATTTCTTTGAACTTGTCGAACACATTGCTTATTTCGGCAACCATATTCTGTATGCCTTTTTTGAGTTCGTCTGCGCCTTCCTTATTTCCTGCGATTAACTTTTGCAATCCGCCGAGCGCCGTTGTAAGGCTCGGGAGCAGAGTCGACATTACGCCGTTCTTGACCGCATCAAAGGTTGCCTTGAGTCCTGCGATTTGGTCTTGGAATTTTACTCCTGCGTTTACGGCATCGTCACCCATTACTGCGCCGAGGTTGTTTGCTTCGTCTTTCAGCTTCTGCGTCGCCTCTGCGCTCGAGTTGAATAACGGAATTAAGTTTTGACCGCTTCTGCCGAAGAGTTGATTCGCAAGCGCCGCCCTTTCGGTCGAGTCTTCCATTCCTTGAAGTTGCTTAACGATTGAAGAGAATGCATCCTCTCTGCTCATTCCTTCAAGGTCTTTCATCGATATTCCTAACTTCGAGAATGTATCAACCGCAGACGATGTGCCTTTCTTGGCCGCATCTATCTTGTTGGTCATTGTCTTCATTCCCGTTTGCAAGGAATTAATGTCAACGCCTGCCTGAGCGAGAACATAGTCCCACTCCTGATAACCCTTCCTTGACAAGCCGAGTTTCTGTGACATCTTGTCGATTTCGTCGCCTGCCTCGGCCGCATCCTTAACCGCATTAACGCTTGCCTTGCCGAGAGCCTTTAACCCTCTTCCTGCGGCTTTGATAGCGTCTGCGGTCAAGTGTGCAATTACCGCTTTAAGGGTTGTAAATCCCTTTGAGCCTTTTTTAGCCTTTTCGCCCGAGTCTTTCGCCGCCTTGCCCGTATTGTTCAATGCGTCATCGGTCTTTTTGCTTTCTGCAACCAATTTTTCAAGGCTCTGCTCGGTTGCTATTATTTCTCTTTCAAGAGCTCTCTGTTGCTCCTGATTCTCTTCCGTATTACCGCTCTGCTTTAATTGCTCAAGCGCTTTCTTTTCTTCATTTAATTTTTGCGTTGTCGCATTGAGAGCAGAAACAAGAAGTTCTTGTTTTTGATTTAACAACTGAACATTGTTCGGGTCGAGTTTCAAGAGTTTGTTGACATCTCTTAATTCGCTCTGCGTCTGCGATATTGTCTTATTAACGCTTTTTAGGGCGTTTGATAGTGGCGTCGTATTGCCGTCTATTTCGATTGTAATGCCCTTTATTCTGTTAGCCATTAAATCACCTTAAAATCTATCGAAATCGCCTTGTGAGGCAATCTCTTTGTAGTTATAGTTGTCATTCGCCGCCTCGGTCAGCATATCTAACACTTCGCCGTATTCAAGAACATCAAGGTCTTCTATCCTTAGTCCTATTTGCATTGCCCTTAATACGAATAGCGCCGTTGTTAATTCTCGCTCGGTGCGGCGGCCTCTTTTTTTTCGTCTACTGTTGTCTGTGTGTTGCCTAAGTATATATTCATTATCTCGGCAGGATTAATCGAGTTGACATCGAATTCGTCAAGCCAAGAATAATAGTTTTCAATATTCATTTTGCTGAAGTCGGCTTTTTCTGCTTGCATTGCCATTATGAAGCCTAACTTCGATATAAGTTCGGTTGCGTCGAGTCCGCTATCGATTTGCTCTTCTTCGCCTAACTCGTCAAAGCCTTGCAACTTTGCGAGTGTTTTGAGAAGGTCAAAACTGAATATACGCTTGAAAAGCGGCGGCGTTGCTGCCGTCGCTTTCAGTTCTATCGCTTTATTCCCGAACATTACTTTGCCGTAAGCCATTTTTGTTTCCCCCTTTTAAATGCCTTATGCCGAAGCAGGTGCGGTCGGTGTGGGAACTGCGTCAAACCAATCTTCCTCGATTGAGCTTGCCGTGTTCTCCCCGGACCTTGCTTTTACGATGTTCTTTTTAAGTGTTGAATCGTAGATTGTGGTCGCCGTAATTGTAAGCGATTCGGTCTGCGGCTCAATAGTATCCTCGGATGTGTTTCCTGATACCTGAGGTCTGTTTGCCGTGCAATTATAAAGGCAATGATAAATGCCCTTAGCGTCGCCCTCAAACTGAAAGAGAAGCGCAAAGTGAGTCGGCTTAGCGTCTGCGTTCTCAATAAGAATGCCGTTGCCGTCCTCAATGTCGCCGAGAACATTCTTGCGGAATGCTTCGGGAACAAGAGCAGATTCAAAGTCACCCGAATAGCCGTTATTCTTTGTTGAGGTATAATAAACTATACCGTCAGCGTAAAAGTTGTTTGTACCGCCTTCTGCATCAAGTGAAAGCGAAACTGCGCCATCCCACGGAGCAGGAGTGCCGTATGTTGCCGTTCCGTCGGATGCAACATCACCGCCCGTCATTACGGCGTAGTGTACATTTTTAAGATTATACTTAATCTTGTTAGCCATTGATTACAACCTCCATAGTGTAAGAAGTTAATATTACTTTTTCATCGTTCACCCATACGGAACTCTTATCAAAAGTGAGTCCGTGCGAGTTGAGTATTTCCTTTATTGTTTTCTCTGCGTTTAAGTCTTTTGTCGGTGAATAGAACTCAATCGTGAGTCCTTCTATGTTTTGATAGTTTAAGCCGTCAGCGTATAAATCGTCGCTCCCCGAATAGTAAAAAACAAGAAAACGATTTCTCGCTTTCCCGTCCTTGAATGCAGAGTAAGCATAATCACATTTCAACGCCGTTGCGAGTTCGCTTATCATCGTTCCTATCTGTTTAAATGTCATTTGCTTAACCTCTTTTCTATTCGTTCGAGCGTTTCTTTCTGCGCCCAATCGTTGACGGGAGCAATGTGAGTCCGTCCGTCTACCCTTCCGCCGTTCACTTTGGCGTGTCCGTTTTCAAGTAAGTGCGTCAGCTGAGGCTTCGTTGCATTATGTACAACTAATTTAACGCCCGTCCTCGTTGCTTCCACTTTTGCCCTCCATCCGTTGACATAGTGCTTTCCGCTTTTCTGTCTTTTTAGACCTTTGGCAAGCGCTTCCGCTTTGACCTTTTTTGCCGTTTCTTTCCCGATTTCCGTTACAACTTCCTTGACAACCTTTGTTGCTTCGTCGCCGTATTCCATTAATGCTTGATTGACCGCTTTTTCAAGTCCGTCAAGCTGAATATTCGCCACTCGTTCCTGCCTTACGCTCAACATACAGCTCCAACGAATTTTCTAAAACTCGATAAGTGCGATATACCGAATATCTCTGTCCCGAATAGTCAACAATTTTTTCGCCGCCGTATTCGTCCGCATTTATCGTCATTTTATACTCGGGTTTGATGTCGCTTTGCCCTGCGTTGAAGAACTCTCGTCCCGAGATACTGTCAACTCGGGCATAAACTTCGTTTGAAGCTTCCGTTATAACATCAATTCCGTATTCGTCTTTGCCGTATGTTTCGCTTATTAATGCAATCTTATCCCAATTCATTCGATATAATCTCCCTGCATCGAGATTTGATTCCTCAGGCGCTCGTATTCTTTCAAATACCAATCGCCCTTATTGTCAAAGTTAAAAACGGATTTTGCATATAAGGTTGTAAGGTTGATGATTCTCGGGTTAGCGTCATCATAGAAAGGCACTCCGAGGTCAAGTAAGTCCCTTTTAACATAGTCAATACAATTCTGTATTTCCGTGTCGAAGGTTGCTCCCGTGCGCCGTAAGGCAAGTTTTATCTTCTCTAACAATTTATTCACCTACCAAAAGAAAGCCGCCCGAATAAACCGAGCGGCTCGTTTTTTTGCTTACGCAGAGATTGCGCCGAATGTAACCTTAACGAATGCAAGCGGATTCTCAAGACCTGCATCGAAAAGTGAATAACCGCTATAAGTGGTTACCCAAGATTTTGCTGCCTCGTCTGCTTTGAATGCATAATCGTCAAAGTTGTTTGCGAGAATGTCAGCAGGAACGCCGATGTATGCCACATCATCGGGAATGTTGTCATCGAGTTTAACTCTTGCGCCGTAAAGAGCGCCCTGAGTAATCGGGTCAACCATAGCCGAAGGAGTGAATACCTTTGTGCCGTTTTCGGTTTCGATTCCTGCGAGTCCGTTATAGATTGTCTTGTTGTTAGCATAAACAACCTTAACGCCGTTTGATTTGATGAGTGCAAATGCGTTGCGGATGGTTGCGTCGCTATATGCGCCCGTAATCTTATTGCCCGAAGCAATACCCGTTGATGTATCGTCAAGACGAGCGAGGATAATCTTATCCTTTGCAACGAGGATGCGAAGAGCAATGTGGTTTACAAGCCAATCCTCGAATGCGCCGATGCTCTGGAATCTCATCTTGCGAGTTACATCTGCGTGCTTTTTGATTTCAACGCCGGGGAGAGGAAGATAATCGAATACATCCTTCTCGTCATCGTTTGCGATGCCTTCGAGAGTTGCCTGTGCGTCGCCCTGCTGAATTGCAGTATGTCTTGCAAGACGGAATCCCTCGGTGAGAGCGCTCTTGGTTGCATCGTCATATAACGGTGCCATTGAAGATACAAGGTCTTTAACTCTGTCGAGAATGAGAGTCGGTACAACTGCGCCCGTGTTGGCGGTTGTGAATACGAATGCTTCTCTTTCCTCTTTGGTCATTTCGCCGAAGACATTTCTGCCTTCCATATGCTTAGCGAGTTCTTTGCAATAAGCGTTTCTGTATTCAACGCTATCCGCACCATTGCGGAGTTCTGTGGTTTCTGTCATAGTTTCAACTACCGTTCCTTCCTTGCCTACCATTTCAAGTAAGCGATTTCTTTTTTCTGCGCTTTCCTTGATTTCGTTCTCTCTTGCCTCAATCTCGTCAAGGAGTGAGGTGAGTGCGTCAAGGTCTGCATTCTCATCGTTGAGCTTCGAGCGGATTTCGTTTTTCTGCTCGTTTAACTGCTCGAGTGTCATTTCCTTAATTTCCATAAGGTCAAACCTCCATAAGTCTTAATTTAAGCTCTAAGGCTTTTCTTTTATGTAAACGCTTCTGTTCGTCTGCCTCGGCTCTCTGTCGCTCCGCTTCTAATTCCGCAATCACTCCGTCGCTGAATTTGCGAGCCGATATACTTGTGCTATCGTTAGCAGGCAAACTTACCGCAGATACATCGTATAATTTTTTAATATTCGTTATTGTTCTCGTTACGGTTGTTATTCCGTCTTTCTTATCGTTTTCAACCTCGTCGGTCTGTACAGTAAAGCCGAAGGACATCTTGTTGGTATAACCGCCCTTGATTTCTTCATATAACTGTCTGCCGATTTCCGTTCCGCCGAGGTCTGCTCTTACCTTCAATCCTCTCTCGTCAACTGTCAGCGAGAGCGTGTTGTTTGATAACCTTGCGAACACTCTGCCTTCGTGGTCATACTGCATTATTACATCGCTCATATCGGTTTCGTCGAATGCTCTCGAGTCAACCTGCTCAATGAACTTGTAGCCGTCTTCTTCCCATAAGGTATACGGCTCGTTGAATGTAGTTGCATATCCTTCAACTACCATTCCTTCATCTTCCTTAGCCCGAATCTCAAAAGGCACTTGGAAGTTTCTGTATTCTCTGCCGTTGTTGATTTTCTCGTTTATGCTCATACTGATAACACCTCGCTATTGTCATTAATGTCCGTCATATCCATATACTCTTTGCGGATATAGTATTTATCTCCGCCCTCAATGTGCGGAAGTTGGAAGATGTCGCAAGCCTGATTCTGCGTCAGCATTCCTCTGTCGAACAGGCTCGTTACTGTGCTTAGTTTCGTTTCCGTTGATTCATACTGAAGCCGATTCGCCGTGAATATGATTTTATTGCCGTATGCAAGCTCTTTATCCGTGAATTTCATTGAAGTATGAGTAAGGCTTGCCTGAATTGCGAACGGCTCAATCTTGCCTTCGTAGTAAGCACTCCACTCGTCCGGGGTAAACTTATTTTGCAATATGTTCTTATTAGTGCCGAAGTAAGTGAAAACGCTTTCCTCGATTTCCCTCATCTGCGCCGCATTTACTGTGAACGGCTGAGAGGTTATCTGCTTGATGTCCTCATACTTAGCGTCATAGAGGAATACGCCGTCATTGTTGTCGATTCCCAAGTTGTCCTCGGCAAGTCTTTTTCTCTCGTTTTTAAGGTCTTTCGGTTGTAACACCGAGGCGAGTTTTGCCATAAACCTTAACGAAGCAGAATTCTTTACGCCTTCAACGATTCCCTGATTGTTTACTGTTATAAGGTCAAGCGTCGGCTCGAGCGCCTTATTCGATGCGCCGTAAAAGTCGCTTTTATAGTTGAACTTATTAAGAACACCTACCTCGTCTTTCGGGAGGGTTACTGTTCCGCCCGAGAACATAAACTTGAAATAATCGTTGTTGTTGTAAACCAAGTGTTCAACGGCGTTCGCCTTAACGGGATAGAAACCGACGGGGCGTGGCTCTACTTCATATAGAGGGAAGATAAACGCCGTGTTGTCCGTTTCGTATAAGGTCGCTAACTTGTAAAGATATTGCGCCGTGTTCATATTTGGATTCGGTCTGTTTTGGAGCATTCTCTCAAACTTTTGATTTCCTGCTCCTTCAACCTCGGGCAAGAGCTTCGAGCAATGCGTTGCGAAAGTGTGAATTGCTGCCCTTGTCAATCCCATTTCATATATGCTTCCCTCAAAAGAAGAGAAAACGGGCGCATAGCCGTTCATCATCTTGAAATAATAATCAACCTGCTTCTGCACTTCGCTCTTTTTGCGGTTGCTCTTTATTACATCAATAAATCCCATTAGTTCACCTCATCGTTGAGATTAATATACTTATCTTTGTAATTCATCATTACACAGTAAGCGTCAAGCAAAGCCGATGTTCCGTCATTGCGGTTTCGTCGGTCTGCGTTTTTGATTAACATTTGATTGCCGTTCGGGTCTGTCTTAACGCAAGAGTTAGCCAAACACCACTTGTCAATCGGGTTGTTGTCATAGACTATTCTTCGTTGCTGAAAGTCTGCCTTGATTTCCTTTAATGGCTCGGATTCCGTTTTGAAGCCTTGCCGAATCGGTATCATTGCGTTCTTGCCGAATTCGCCCTGAAACTCTCTCAATAATTCGTCGCTTATGTGCCACGGGTCATAGCCTATATACAGAGTGTATAACCCTTGCTCCCTTAACTCTTTAAACCACTCGAGGAATATCCTCTTGTCGCATTTGTTCCCCGGACAAGTCCTTAGCCATCCTTGAGTCACCCATAATTCGTATGGAGCGTTATCTCGTTCCCTTCGGGTTGCTCTCACTTGGTCGATAACATCCTGCGGAATCCAATACATTGATTTTATGTATATTTTGTCATCGTTCGGTCGCATACATAAAACCTTCGCCGCATTCAGGTCAACCGAGTCGGCAGCATCGAAACCGCCGAGGCAATATTTGAACTCGGACATATTCCAAGTTTCTTCGTTGTCGAGTTCTTCAAACCTAAGCCAAGCGGCCGAGTTCGTCTGCTTCATATTGAAGTCCTTGACTAATACTGTCGGCAGGAACGCCTCATCATCCTTAGCCTTCTCGACATTCTCTTTTAACTTTTCAAAACTCTTAACGGTCCCGAGCGCAGGATTCGCCTTAATCCATTTGTCTTCCTCTGTCCATTCCTCTATTGAGTCGAGTTCATATATCAACGGAAGGAATCTCTTGTTCGTTATGTCGCCGTCTATGATTGCTTTTGAATATTCATATTGAGCGTCAAATATTCCGTTGCGGAGGAAGCCGTTCGTAGTTATACAAAAAAGCAACGGTTGCATTCTTGCACTCATTGCTTGTTTGATAAGGTCATATATATCTCTGTTTTTAATCGCCGATAACTCGTCGATGATTCCGCAATGCACATCAAGTCCGTCAAGCGAAGAAGTGTTGGAAGCCAATGCCTTGATGAATCCCATGTTCTGTGGAAAGTAAATATCCGCCGCCCTCTTCCTCAAGTGCTTGTTGAGCATCGGGGACATCTGTCGCATTTTGTCGCAAGCGTTGAAGCCGAGCTTCGCTTGGTCGAGCATCGTCGCAATGTTGTATACCTGAGGAGCGCCTTCGCCATCGTTGCAAAGCATATCAATCTCGATTGCCGAACATAGCGAGGTCTTGCCGTTCTTACGGCTTATCATTTCAAATATTTCGTTGTATTGTCGAAGATTGTTATCGTCAACGAAGCCGAATATTACTTCAAGCATTGCCCTTTGGAACGGCTCTAATATGAACGGCGCTCCCAATGCTCCGCTTGGTATCTTGCAGAATTTTTCAATAAAGTCTATATGATGTTTTGCAATATCTGCATCATAGTGAAACTCGTCCGGGCAAGCATACGCCTCGAGTATTCTGTCCGCTTGCTTTTTTAATTTTTCGCAAGCCGTTATTCTTCCGTCAACTACTGCGGAATAGTATTCTACAATCATTTCTTCTTCGTGTATGCAGTGAATTCGTCCTCAGGCTCGGGCATCTTGTCATTGAGAATCGAATATAAGTTCTTAATGGTCGAGTTAAAACTCTTGAGCAATGCGTTATATGCCTTGCCCTCGGCGCTCAATGTTCTGCCTACCTGATTCGCTCCGTTACGATATGTCGATACCCATTCACCGCCGTTGCGAATCGTGTTTATCAACTTGTCGAGCTCTTGTGACATAAATATTGCATTATTCAAAAGCGGTGCGGTCAGCTTCTGCGTCTGCGTTCCTGCTTTTTCGTACAGTTCCCGAAGTTCGGCGAGTTCATTGCCGTTACTATCCATTGTTTTTCGCTCCTTTTTAAAAAACAAAGTAAAATCAAATAAACACCCGTTTAAAAATATTTAATCCGTCTTTTTTTACC